TTTCCTCCAGAGATGAAGTCTGAACTTGATCTATCTTTCGCAAAGGTAGAGCGAATCATTCTTGAATCTATCTCTGCATCTGATGACCGAGTGGCAGTACACCAAGCACTTCTACATCTTGTAGTAGCTGGTAATGCACTTGTCTATATGAGTAAGCATGGGCTGAAGGTATATCCTCTGAACCGCTACGTGGTCGAAAGGGATGGCAACGGTCAAGTGATTGAAATAGTCACAAAGGAACGTATTGCAAAACAACTCATCGAAAATCAATTGCCAAAGGAGGTTTTAGATAACGCTCCAACAGGTGATGAGAATTCATATGATGATGATGTTGAAGTTTATACGCACATCAAACGTGACAACAACAGATTTGTCTGGCACCAGGAGGTGCATGACACAGTACTGAAAGATTCAAAAGGTAAAGCACCGTTAGATATTAATCCTTGGATTCCACTGAGGTTTAATACTGTCGATGGTGAAGGCTACGGTAGAGGCAGAGTAGGTCAATTCATTGGAGATCTGAAGTCATTAGAAGGACTCTCTCAGGCACTGGTAGAAGGCTCTGCAGCAGCTGCAAAAGTTGTGTTCACTGTATCCCCTTCAAGTACAACCAAGCCATCCACACTGGCACAAGCAGGTAACGGAGCAATCATTCAAGGTAGACCTGATGACATCGGTGTTATCCAAGTAGGTAAGACGGCTGACTTTAGGACTGCATATGAAATGGCAGGCTCACTTGAGCGTCGTCTAAGTGAAGCTTTCCTTGTCTTAAATATTAGACAGTCGGAACGTACCACAGCTGAAGAAGTACGGATGACACAGATGGAACTAGAGTCACAGCTTGGTGGATTATTCTCACTACTGACTGTTGATTTCTTGGTTCCTTATCTCAACAGGAAACTTGCTGATTCACAGAAGAAAGGTGAGATTCCTAAGATTCCCAAGAACATTGTCAAGCCAACTATCGTTGCTGGTATCAATGCACTGGGACGTGGGCAGGATAGGGAAAGCCTTGGGCAGTTCCTAACCATCCTGGCTCAGACACTTGGACCCGAAGCTATCAACACCTTCATCAATACTGATGAGGTAATCAAACGTCTTGCTGCTGCACAAGGTATTGATGTACTGAATCTTGTACGTTCAATGCAAGAAGTACAGCAAGAGGCTGCAGCTGCACAGCAACAGCAGATGGCTATGCAACAGCAACAGCTTGAGATTGAAGCAATGAAGACACCTGCTATGGACCCATCAAAGAATGGTGAAGTAGCAATGATGGAACAACAAGCACAACAACCACCAGTTCAATAAACTTATATGGCAGAAGTAATGTCTATGATCTCTGATGAAAGTCAGGGAGAACTAACTGCAGACGAACAAGAATCTCTAGCTATTGGCGAAGAGATGCAAGAGGCGCAAGACCAGCGACTTGCGGGTAAATACAAAAACGCAGAAGAACTTGAGGCTGCATACCTAGAACTTCAAAAGAAGTTGGGCAGTCAAGATAAAGAAGAACCTACAGCAGAAACACAAGAGGAAGCAACAGAAGAGGATGAGGATACTCCTTCAGACTCTTCGTTGTTTGATCGCCTCTGGGAAGAATCCGGTGGTGAATTCTCTGAAGATACTCTGAAGGAACTATCTTCATCCAAGCCAGAAGACTTGGCAAAGATGTATTTAGATTACCGTACCAAGAATACAAAGGTGATCACAGAAGACACTGCTAAAGAACTGGTTAATTCAGTTGGCGGTGAGAAGAACTACACAGATATGCTGAAGTGGGCAGGGCAAACTTTGAATGAATCAGAGATTGCAATGTACGATTCAGTCATGGAAGGTGGTGATCCGAATGCTGTCTTCTTTGCCATGCAAGCACTGTCGTATAAATACAACGATACCAATGGTGTAGATGGCAACCTTCTGCAAGGTAAAGCTGCAGGAGAAACAACAAAAGGATTCAAGAGTCAGGCAGAAGTGGTAGCAGCGATGCAAGATCCACGCTACGACCGTGACCCTGCCTATCGCCAAGAGGTGATGGCAAAACTTGAAAGTTCAAACGTAAATTTCTAAACAAAAACTCTTAACATTACAATGAAAAAAATTATCGCAATTCTCTCAGTCGCTGCATTGGGAGCACCCGCCATTGCTGGTACTTACGTCAACGTCGAAGCTAACTCTGGCTGGTCTGGTACTGACTACGGCGGTACTGTGATTGACAACCACGTAGGTTATGAAGGTGACAACTGGTACATCCAGGGTGGCCCTTCTATCGTGTCTCCTGATGGTGGCGACAGCACTGTTGAACTGTCTGGTAAGGCAGGTGGTGGTGTTCCTCTGAGTGACAACCTGTCTGCTTACGGTGAAGTTTCCTTCATCACTGGTGATGACAACAATGGCTATGGAACAAAGCTGGGAGTTAAGTACAGCTTCTGATGAACAACACACAAATCTGGCCCACTGAACCACGTATGTACACCCAAGAAGTAACTGTGACACACAACGAAAAAGCTGAAATGCTCAATGGACGCCTTGCCATGCTCGGTGTTATTGCAGCTATTGGATCTTATGTAACAACTGGACAACTAATCCCTGGAGTTTTCTAATGCCTGGAAAAGGATTGTACGCAAACATTCACGCTAAGCGCAAGCGTATTGCTGGTGGTAGTGGAGAGAAGATGAGGAAGCCTGGATCAAAAGGCGCACCCACTCGTGCAAACTTTAAACGCTCAGCCCAGACTGCAAAAAAAGCTAAATAGATTTAACGGAGGGTGCAATTCCCTCCATAGCTATGGAGAGCCAACTCCTAAAAATGGTCTTACTTACCGGCGACATAGACATGAACTTTTATTTTAATGACAACCTTTTCAACACTTACACAACGACGTAATTCTACCTGGGAAGACTTTTGCCAGTGGGTTACCTCTACAAATAATCGACTCTATGTAGGTTGGTTCGGGACACTGATGATCCCCTGCCTACTTGCAGCAACTACTTGCTTCATCATTGCATTCATTGCAGCACCACCCGTTGATATTGACGGTATTCGTGAGCCTGTATCTGGCTCTCTTCTTTATGGAAACAACATCATCTCCGGCGCTGTCGTGCCTAGCAGCAACGCCATCGGTTTGCACCTGTACCCAGTGTGGGAAGCGGGTTCTCTTGACGAATGGCTTTATAACGGCGGACCGTATCAGCTCGTGGTCTTCCACTTTCTGCTCGGTATCTTCTCTTACATGGGACGAGAATGGGAACTTAGTTACCGATTGGGAATGAGGCCCTGGATCTTTGTTGCTTACTCTGCTCCGGTCGCTGCGGCGACTGCTGTCTTTCTTGTTTATCCCCTTGGACAAGGTAGCTTCTCTGACGGTATGCCTCTTGGCATTTCGGGAACCTTCAACTTCATGTTGGTATTCCAAGCTGAACACAATATTCTTATGCATCCTTTTCATATGCTTGGTGTTGCCGGCGTATTTGGTGGGAGTCTTTTCTCAGCTATGCATGGCAGTCTTGTCACGTCTTCTTTGGTTCGTGAAACCACTGAAGAAATTAGCCAGAACTATGGTTATAAGTTTGGACAAGAAGAGGAGACGTATAACATCGTGGCTGCACATGGTTATTTTGGACGTTTGATTTTCCAATATGCTTCATTTAACAATAGCCGCTCACTCCACTTCTTCCTTGCAGCTTGGCCTGTCGTCGGCATTTGGTTTACAGCTTTGGGTGTTAGCACTATGGCTTTCAATCTTAATGGCTTTAATTTTAACCAGTCGGTACAGGCATCTACAGGACAAGTAGTTAATACTTGGGCTGATGTATTGAATCGTGCCAACCTTGGCTTTGAAGTCATGCACGAAAGGAATGCACATAACTTCCCACTTGATCTTGCTGCTGCTGAAACAACAAGTGTTGCACTGGTAGCTCCTTCAGTTGGATGATTATTGCGGTAGGCACATTGGTGACATTGTCTGTCGCCTCTTATATTTTTTGGGACCACAGACCTAGTTCACCTAGGCATAAAAAAGTCCGTTCATCTTCTTAATTATGGAATACGAGATTAGAGTTAATGATGCCTATGTTGATCTTATGCACAAGGCTGTTGAATTCTATTTAGATCAATGGCCTGGCGGTGATCCAGCTGAGCAACAAGCAATGCTGGTACTCAAAGGTCAACTAGACAAACTGAAACTGGAAGTCTTGTTCGACACAATGTAGAAGACGCATGCTACTAACAGTATGGAACGGGACTGTTAGATCTCTTCGGAGGTAAACATCATGGTACGTATCGCTCGTCGTTACGTGTATCGCGGTGTCGCATACACCAAGTGATTAGTTAAAGGCTAACAGGGAGGTTCAAGTCCTCCCTCACTTATTGGCTTTGGCCCTTACGAGGATACCCTTAGCCGTCTAGACGGTGGGATAGACCACACATACAACTGAATAACTCAAAGATCTTTGAGAGTCGATTAATAAACTCTCCTTAATAATGGCACAACAAAATTCTACGCTGACCACAGCTCTTACTAATATTGGTCAGTCTAATCTCTCAGGTGATAAGCGAGCTTTGTACCTGAAGCTCTTCTCTGGCGAGATGTTCAAAGGCTTCCAGCATAACGCGATCGCTCGCGATTTGGTGATGAAGCGTACACTGAAGAACGGCAAGTCATTGCAGTTCATCTACACCGGTCGCACAAAAGCTGAGTACCATACTCCTGGAAATGCGATTCTCGGTAACACTGACGGTGCGCCGCCAGTGGCAGAGAAGACCGTCACGGTTGACGACCTGCTGATCAGCTCAGCTTTCGTTTATGACCTTGATGAGACCCTTTCTCATTACGATCTGCGAAGCGAGATCAGCCGCAAAATCGGCTATGCCCTCGCAGAAAAGTATGACCGCTTGATCTTCCGCGCTATTGCTCGCGGTGCTCGTGCGGCATCTCCTGTATCTGCTACCGGCTTCGTTGAGCCCGGTGGTACTCAGATCCGCGTTGGTTCATCTTCCAACGAATCTGATGCATTCTCTTCCTCTGCTCTTGTCGCAGCCTTCTATGACGCGGCTGCAGCGATGGACGAAAAGGGTATCAGTTCAGACGGACGTTGCGCCGTATTGAACCCAAGACAATTCTATGAATTGGTACAAGCTGTTGGTTCCAATGGCCTCGTAAACCGTGACGCTCAGGGCACTGCTCTGCAAGGCGGCAACGGCATCATCGAGATTGCTGGTATCCACATCTACAAGTCCATGAACATCCCGTTCTTGGGCAAGTACGGCACCAAGTATGCCGGCACAACTGGTCAGACTTCTCCTGGCAATACCGGTGACTTCATCGGTCCTGACCTGGAGGATGCTTCCGGTGCCTCTACTGGCATCAACAATGACTACGGTACTGCTACCGAATTCGGTGCAGTCTCTGCTGGTCTTATCTTCCAGCGCGAAGCTGCTGGTTGTGTTGAGGCTATCGGTCCTCAGGTTCAAGTAACCAGTGGTGACGTATCCGTCATCTACCAGGGCGATGTGATCCTGGGCCGTCTCGCAATGGGCGCAGACTACATCAACCCTGCTGCAGCTGTTGAGCTGTATGTGGGTGGTACTGCACCTTCTGCATTCTGATTTTTATCAACCTATGGGGTCTCTTCGGAGGCCCTTTTTTTTAATTTTTAACTATGGCTTTTCCTACCACTAACTCGCAGCAAGAACTGCCAGCTGTAAATCAAATCCTACAGTCATGTGGTCAAGCGCCTGTGACTTCTCTAGATCAAACCAACCCGGACGTTGCGATTGCCTATCAGACTTTGTTAGAAGTCTCACGGGAAGTACAGGCGGAAGGATGGTCATTCAATAAGGAAGGACATTATGAAATGGTTCCTGACACAAACAAAGAAATCCTGATTCCCAATAACGTATTGCAGATTGATGCTACACGTAATGCAGCCAATGTTGAATTGGATGTAGTGCGTAGATCTGGCAAGCTATACGACAAAGCAAATCACACCTATACATTTGAACAGAACCTGTCGTGTGACATTGTCTGGCTATTTGACTGGGTAGACCTACCCATCCCTATTGCTGACTACATCACATGTAAGGCTGCAAGCGTAGCTTCTGCACGACTTGTTAGTGACCCGGATCAATACCAGATTCTTGAAAACAAAGCAGCATTCTCTAGGGCTATGGCTATGGAGTATGAATGCAACCAAGGTGATTACACCATCTTCGGACACCCTGGCGATACAAATACATATAGAAGCTACCAACCGTACAACGCACTACATCGATAAATGCCTGCAGTAACTCAACGGATACCTAATTACTTAGGTGGAGTATCAAAACAATCAGACGATAAAATGCTACCGGGTCAGGTCCGTGAGTGCTTCAACGGATTCCCTGACGCAACATATGGACTAACAAAAAGACCAGGATTCAAGCATATTGCAAACCTGGGAACAGGAACAACATACGATAATGCTAAGTGGTTCTATATCAATAGAGATAACAATGAGATCTATATTGGTTGCGTCAAAGGATCCGACATTTATGTGTGGAATGCGCTGACTGGTGTTGCATGTACTGTGACCTATGGCACAGGTGCTCAGGCATACCTATCAGGAGCTAAGACAAACTACAAACTACTGACTGTTCAAGACACAACAATTGTCATTAACGACAGTGTAACTGTTACAGCACAGCCAGATCCTAATGTAATTACAGATGGTGTAGCAACTATTGTTCTTGAAGGAACAGTGGCTGAAGCCAAGTACTACATCAAAATACAGAACATAGAATTCAGTGTTACAGCTCACGCTACTGACTTCACCTTTGATGACGTACTGACTGATAAGACAGGACATAACATTAAAGATGCAATCACTACAGGTATTGCTGCACAACAGTCAGCTAGTAATAGCGACTTTGACGGTACATGGACAGTTACCAGAAACGGTACTGACAGTTTAGATATCAGCAGAGTAGTGAGCGGCAACCCAACTTCATTTACTATTGAAGTAAGAGGAGGTTCATCTAATGCTTCGCTAAGCGGATTCCAAGATGAGGTTTCTAGCGTTGGCATGCTGCCGATTGAGTCTTACGATGGTCATGTAGTTAAGATCGTCAATACAGTCACAACTACTGATGACTACTTTGCAAAGTTCAAAGCAGACAATGGTGTAAGCGGTAGGGGATATTGGGAAGAGACAGTCTCACCCAACGTATCTCCAGGATTAGATAACTCTACAATGCCGCATGAGCTGATTAATTCAGCTACCAACACATTTATTTTCCAACGTATTAACTACGACGGACGTCAGGTTGGAGATGACTTAACCAACAGTCAGCCTAGTTTTGTTGGGGAAAAAATTTCAGCAGGATTCTTCCACAACAATAGGTTGGGTTTCCTGTCTAAAGATAATGTATGTATGAGCCAATCAGGTAAGTACTACAACTTCTATTTTGAGACAGCGCAGACAACATTGGAGTCAGATCCTATTGACATCAGCTGTTCATCCATTCTGCCTACCACGCTGCATGCTGTGCTACCTACAGCACAGGGTGTCATTCTGTTTTCAGCTAGACAGCAGTTCATTCTGTTCTCTGACAGTGGAGTGCTGACACCATCACTGGCAACCATTAGGGCTATCTCAAACTATGAGATGGACAACAACGTGGTTCCTGTAGACGTTGGTACAAACATCAACTTCATCAGTAAGACACCTGGATACACAAGAGTGTTCAGTATGGTCACTAAGGGTCAACAACAGAACCCTCAGGTGCTTGACCTATCGAGAGTTGTAAAGGAATGGATTTCACCAAACATTGATCATTTGATCTCCAGTCCACAGAACTCGATGATCGTTCTATCCAGCCAATCAGAGAAAGAGCTGTACATCTATAGGTACTACAACGATGGTGAAAAGAACCTGATGGAAGCGTGGGCTAGTTGGATCATGCCTGGCACCACACAGTTCACCACAATTGACTCTGATGATATGTACGCGGTTACCAAACAAGGCAACCAAGTAGTGCTGCTTAAGGCTGCACTGAGTCAAAGTCCTGATCAGGCAATCATCGTCAATAACCAAGGTGAGAAGGTTAACCCATCAATTGACCTATATGCAACAGCATCCAGTGTTGTATATGACTCAACAAATAAACTATCTAAATGTTACCTGCCATACAATGACGTTGCAGACCTCACTCCTGTACTGATTATCAAAGGTGATACAAGTACAGGTACGTTTGTTGAATCAGGTTTTACTGTTACTCCTGAAAGAGGTAGTGATGGTACAGGTCCATATTTTGTTGTTAACAATAAGGACTTAACAAGCGTTGCATCAGATGTGGTTGTTGGATTTAAATACAATTTTGATATCCATCTACCGACTACTTACTACAGCCCAGACGAAAAGACTACAGACTTTACTGCAAGTCTAACTATTGCACGAATGAAGTTTTCTGTTGGACTGTCTGGTGTAATGAGTTTCAAAATACAAGCAGCAGGAAGACCTGAATTCACGACGACACAACCAGTCATTGAAGCTAATACGTATTTAGCAAATGATGTGCCGTTGGATAATCAAAACATATTCACTGTTCCTATTCATCAACGTACCGAAAACTTTAAACTCAGAATGTTTAACGACACACCGTTCCCAGTTGCAGTCAACGCAATGATGTGGGAAGGCAACTACACACCTAGATTCTATAGGAGAAAATAATGCCACTTGGAACTGTTTTAGGCTGGATCACTGGAGATACAGCTGGAAAAAGAAACAACGATAAACGAAGAGCTGAAAATAGGGCATACGAGGCTGCTAAAGATCAGTGGCGTAAAATTGAGGAAGAAAGAACAGCAGATTATAATTTTAAAAAAGAACAGTATGAAAATCAGAAAGCGGAAGCTGAGGAGTCTATACGTTTTCAAGAGACGGGATTACGTCAGCAATATCAAAGTGCCCAAGAGATACGTGAATATGAATTTCAGGTAGCTAATGATGCCTATGATAAGTCAGTCAGTCAGGCAACTAATCAAAAAACCTTCAATCAAATGGCTGCTTCGGTAGCCAATACTCAGCAAACGAATAAGCTAAAGGATGATCTTTTAGGGGTTTTATTTGAAGAAACTCAAACATTTTTAGACTACAAGGCGAATAGCACTGGTCTGAAGATGAATAAGCAGAATGCGTTGGTACAAGCTGACTTCAAGGGTGCTGGTAACAAAGCAAAGATGCAGTTTGACTTGGGTTCTTTTTCAATACAAAGAAACCAGAAAAGAAGTGAAAGCCAAAGGGATACACAAAAAGCAATCCTAGAAGGCATGAAGGCTGCTGGGCAGCTGAGAGCTAGCGGTACGGCTGGTAGATCATCTGCAAAAAGTGTTCTAGGTGTACTAGCTGAATCGGGAGCGTTGCAAGCAAACATTGCTAATTCGTTGATGTATGCAGAGCAAGGTATGGATCTCAGTGTCGCTCAATTACAAGACATGTTCATCCTCGATCAAACAATGGTTCATGCTGCTAGACATAAAGCGATGAATGATTTTTATTTTGATCAATCTAAACTTAATGTTACTGATGAATTAGATCGCAAAAAAATCAAAGCAAGTAAAGAAAGCATTAAAGCTAGAGATGCTGTAGTAAGGCAGGAAATTATGAATGCACGCTTACAAGCAGATTTAAATGCAGAGGCAGCAATTCTGCTGAAGCCTGAAAGACTGCCTGAACTAGCTGATCCAGCTGAAGTGTATGCAGAATACGACAATCCAGAAACTGAGGATTACGTAGAACTATTCTTTAGAACTACACCACCCGAATTCCCAGAATACATACCGACAAGAAAACCAGAAAAAGATGATTTTAGATACTCACTTGGACGTGAGAATGAAGCGGCAGCAAATATTGGTGGAGCTGTGGGTCTTGCGGGAATGCTTGCAGGTGGTATTGGTGCTATGGGTGGTTCATTAGGAGCTTTCGGTGTTACTGCTAATTCACAAAATTTACTACAATTTAGTAACTGGTTAGGTGGCGGACAATCAATCTTCGGGAAGGGAAAATAAATGGCACAATTTAGATCAAGTTCAAGCGAAGGCAGGTTTAAAGCTAATCAAACAAAAGTACCTGACGAAGTAAGAAAGCTTCAAGACGCAGGTGAAAGAAGACTGAGAGGAATGACTGAAGCTCAGGCACAGCTTGAGCGGAACCGACAAGTCTTTGAAAGAGCACAATCCATTAACCAAAGGCTTACAGCACAAGGTGCTGACGCAGCTAACAGGGTACGAAGCCAACGGTTAAGTACAGTTAAAAGCAACGCTGAACAAGCTTGGGCGATTGAAGAAAAGCAGAATGAAAGAAGGCGTAAAGAGAAAGAAGCTACCCTTAAACAACTTACACAGTTTTCACAGACTGCTTTTAATTTAGCAGCAGGTATAGTAAAAAAAAATAAAGATGACCAAGCTAAAAAAATACTCGCTCTAACTTTAGAACATAGTTTTGACAGTGACACGTTAAATGCCATTTCCCAGCTAGACAGGGAAATGACGCTGGCTGAATATCAAAGAACAGACTTTGTTCAAGAATCATTTAAAGCTGGTAAAAGTCAAGAATGGGCTGAAGCTACATATCATCACCTACTAAAGGGTAGTGGTTATACAAACTACGTTGAAGTAGCTGCTGTTTTAAAAAATCAAGCATTTAAAGATTCAGATTTTTCTGACATACTAAACGATCCTGACTTAACACCTGAGCAAAAAAAGCTAGAACTTAGCAAACGCAACAATCGAAACATAGGAAAACTAAAGATCAATGGTCGAGACCCAGATCCTAGGATTGTTGAGCAAAACTATAATCCAACCATAAGGCAGGCGACTAAAGAAGCTCAAAGATTTATCAATGGTGAATTAAGAGAAGTTGTAGAGTATGAAAATGAAGCACAACTGATTAATACTATACAAGTATCTTACGGTGGCAGAGGGGAGAAAAAAGATTCCCAAGCATTTTTACAACTAATCACACAGAACAACCCAACAGGTGAAAAGATCGATAGTGCTGTCCGTATTGCATTAGCTCAAGGGACGTTAGAAGAGAATAGGAAATTAGCTACAACGAAATTTGAAGGACCGAATGGGGAACTAATAACACTACAAGATCGACCGTCTACAGCTGCTATTATTGAGCAAGAGATTACTAAAAAAGAACGACAACGCAAGACTGAATACGACGAAAGGGAAAGATTAAATCAAGCTAGAAACGAAGTTAAAGTTGAAAATTTTGCCCGAAGTTTGACAGACGATGGT